GGGATGTTTTCGGCGAATGGATCAGTACATCATAAGGGTTTGAAATTTGCCATTGATCCATCTGATAAAGATGTTATTGAAAAGTATGCAAGTTTTCTTCGTGATTTATTTGGTATTGATCCAACTGTTCAAAAATCAGAATGTGTCAATCTTTGTTTGAATTCGACTCAAATTCGTTCTTGGTGGGATGCTGCTGGGTTTTCTAAAATTTGTCTTGATGATGGAAAATTAATTGCACGGATCCCGGATGCAATTTTGAGATCAAATAATCCAGAAATTTATGGAGCTTATCTAAGAGGTCTTTTCACTGGTGACGGATCTGCATCTAATGGGTTACCATCAATTACAAATAAAAATTATGAGTTCTTATCTGACATCCAGGTTCTTTTATTATTCCTTGGTATTCCTACGCGTCGTGATTTTAATTTAGGAGGTAATGACAAAAAGCCGGTATGGAGGCTTACTGTTTCTTCCCTTCTTTTTTCTTCTGTTTTTCTTGAAAAAGTTGGTTTTTCATCTTCTAGGAAATCAAATAAAATTCACGTGGCCGAAACTTGGTCAAAGGCCGATTATATACCTATCGGACAAACTCTTTTAGACAAGGTTTGTCCGATCGAGTCCGACCACAGAAAAGATTTTGTCAGGCATATTCAAGAAAATAACGGGGTGGCACGTCATTTATGCTTTAAAATTGTTCGAAATGCAGAACTCTCCAAACTTCTGGATTTTTATTATGATAAGATAAAATCCACTGAGTTAATTGGTAGGCAGTCTACATACGATATTTCTGTTCCGGGCAATACGACTTATATTGCTAATGGATTCATATCTCATAATACCGTGAGCTTTCTCATGGGGATGAATACGACCGGGATTGAACCAGCTTATTCATTGGTATCTTACAAATCTCTGGTTGGTGGTGGATTCATGAAAATCACCAACCAGAACGTCAAAAACGGATTGAAATCTCTAGGCTATTCCGGTCATAAAATTTCTTCTATTTGCAAATATATTGAAGATCATGATTGTATCGAAGGATCTCCAGATCTAAAACCAGAACATCTTCCAGTTTTCGATTGTGCGATGCCGTCCGGACATTCGTCACGTCATCTTTCTCCGATGGCACATATCAAGATGATGGCGGCGATCCAGCCGCTCATTACTTGTGCTATGTCCAAAACGATCAATATTCCGAATTCGGCTTCGATTAATGAAATCGCCGATCTGTATATGGAATCCTGGAAGCTCGGTCTCAAGTGTGTTTCCGTTTATCGTGATGGTTGCAAGCTTTCCCAACCTTTAGCAACAAAATCTAGGGTTAATGAACAAAACGGGGCCCGAGAAGAGAGAAAATCAGATCCTGGATCCCAACGTCGTCGTTTGCCTGAAGATATTTCCGGTCATCGACATCAATTCGAAATTGATGGATTCAAGGGTTATATTATGACGAATGAATACCCGGACGGTCTTCCGGGTGAGGTCTTTATTCGTCTCGGTAAACCCGGATCTACCGTTAATGGTCTGATCGATGGTTTTACGAAACTTCTAAGTATAGCACTTCAATACGGAGTTCCGCTTGAGAAACTGATTCAAAGCTTTATCGATACGAGATTTGAACCGGCTGGTATCACCAAAAATTCGAAGATTCGCTTCGCAAAGAGCATTTATGATTATTTGTTCAGATATCTTGATTACCGTTATAATAAAAGTGAAATCTCCCAAAATCCGGAATTGAAAGCTGAGCCAGAATCTGATCCACAAATATCAATATCGAAAAATCATAATTCGATCCATCCGATATCTAGAAAAAATTTTGATGGTCCGCCATGTGTTCATTGTGGTGCAATAACACGTCGCAATGGCAGTTGCTGGTTATGTGATGTTTGTGGGAATACAACTGGTGGGTGTAGTTGATCTAAATGGATTATATCTGTTTAATTTGTAAGAAACGATTTGCGTCCAAATTTATCTCAAATTTCTGTTCTCAAGAATGCTTGCAGAAATCTTCCACCATGAATATTGGAAAACGTGCACTGGAATATCGAGGTTTAGGTGATGTAATTCATAGTGGGCTAAAAGCTATTGGTATCAATTCATGTAGTAGTTGTGAAAAACGAAGACAAATATTGAATAGGTTGATTCCAAATCCATGGTCAAAATAGGTATTGTAAAGAATGGCACATGAAAAAGACAGACTCAAGTATGGATTTGATGCCGGCACTATTATCGATGGGACAATTCGATATGACAATTCTGCGAATTCCTATTTCATAGAAGACGTTGATGGAGATAAATTTTACCCAAATGCCGCTCTCGCGGCTCTGAATGGAGAAAAAGTTCGATTTACGTTGATTTCATTCAAGAGTATGCAGCACATGGAAGATTTGTATAATCAAGCAATGGCTGCATTCGATCAAATCAAAAATTGATGTAATCTTTAATTTCGTATGCGCCGTAGCGCCGTAGCGCCGTAGCGCCGTAGCGCCGTAGCGCCATAGCGCCAGCTCTGCATCGTCGGCCGCGCTGATGCGCGTCTTATCGAGCCGCCGGAGCAGCAGGTCTAATGTACCGCCGGATCGAAAGATTTCGCATCGCCATACCGGGCATTCTAAGGCAGCTTTTCTTCGTCATTAATCCAAATTTACCTTTATGTCCGCAAACACAAGGCGAGTTTGATTTGGAGTCATACATCTAGATCGGATAATGACAATTCGAAGGTTTCATACCAAGCCCCTCCAATAAGCGTTGGATCGGGCGCTCGGATTTCTATTATCCATAAATCGGAATCTTTCTTTGATTGCTCCACCGGGAAAGCTTCGCTTCCCGCCGGGTGAACAAAACCTGGTTTATTTTTACTTAATATATCATTTTTAGTTTTGAATGACATGCTTGCCATAATTGACTTTACATTGGCTCCAAATCCAAATTAGCCTCGCAATAGGGGATAACATCATGCCTGCGCGATATAAGTACCTTGCAGTTTTTCCACAATTTTAATTCATTAAATAAAGATAAATTGTGGAGCGATACTCTTGAGACTTCGACACCACCAATATTTACTGGTTTTATTATTAAAACTGGGCAGGCCCTTCCTGATAATCCAACTTGCCATATTATGTCTAGGGCTATCGATTCTTTCATTAATGAAGCAAATTTCCAAGCTATTTGTCCTTCTGGTCTCATATTTTTCGATCCTGCTTCGTCTAATGATTTAACATCATTTATCGATATTACCATTCCATCAATTTCATATTCTAAATTGTCTCTATCAATTGTATTAAAATGCGTGATCATTTGATCAATGGTGCCTACCAAATATGGTGGCGTATTCAATCCAAGATAGTCGAGATATTCGAATTTCTCTTTCATAGATTCGAATTTTTTGTTATATAAATCATATCCAAGAAAATCTAGATTTTTACAATCTGCCCCACCGCTTTTCTTATCTCTGATTTTTCCGGCAGCCGTATTTCTCGGATTTGCATAATCTCGTTTATAAATTTCTTCGAAGACAGATTTTTTCATTATTATTTCGCCGCGTATATTGATATTCATTGGAATTTTCAATTTATGGGGTATTGATGAGATCTGTTTTGCATTTCTGGTCAAATCCTCGCCTACAAGTCCATCCCCTCGTGAGATCGCCCTGACCAAATTTCCATCTTTGTATTGTAATTCCATACTCGAGCCATCTAATTTCCAAGTAATCAGATATTCTTTTACTTCGAATTTATTTGTCCATTCTCTGAATTCTTGTTCCGAGTTAACTTTATTCAAAGATCCCATTGGGATCTCGTGTTTTATTTTAGGCCATACAGATCCTTCTGGAATGGTCGCCCCGACCATAGTGATGGCTTGATTATTGGGATCCAGTTCTTTCAGTTCATCAACCCATGCATCATAAATTTGGTCAGATATTATCGGAGATAAATTATAATATGCTTCTTTAGCTTGTGTTATTTTTTCAACTAATTCTTGAATCCTGTCCATAAATAAATGTTACATTTCTATTTGAAAATCAAATATGAGGTGATTCGATGAAATTTCAAGAGACACCACATTTTAATAAAATGGCTGCAGCAGTTTTGAAGATGGCAGATACAAGATCAGAATATATGCGTGTAAATTCGTTGGTAGCCGATATTCTTAAAGATCTACATATGGTTTTCGCCAAGTTAGCAAGACTTCAAGGTGATTTTGACGGAAAAGAACTAGAAGAATTAGAGGGAATCTCAGAAAAAGTATTAGATTTGGGAAGGGAAGTGGCTCAATTCGCTAAGGCTTTTTACGAAGGCGATTACAAGATGTATCAATCTGAAGTTATATATGGTGGTGGCGATACATCAGCCGCTCTACCGGTTAAACAAACCTTCGAGGTTGAAGAAGCTTTTTCGCATCCTGGCGGTAAAAAATCAAAAGAAGCTCCAAAGGAAAAAGAAGCTCCAAAGGAAAAAGAAGCTCCCAAGGAAAAAGAAACTGAGGAAGAAGGAACTGAGGAAGAAGAATAATTTTGATTGTACGCTCCGATCATGCCGGAGCGCGAATATTTTCAAATTCCAGAATGTTGCCCAGTTTGCTCATCCAGGTTCTCTATTGAAGGAGATTTTATATATTGCCGGTCCAAATCTTGTCCGTCAAGGTTATCCGGAGCTATTAAATCTTGGGTCAAGAAATTGGAATTACTTCAATGGGGTGATTCTTTAATTGATAAATTGTGTGAATCTGGAAAAGTCAATTCTGTCGTTGATTTATATAAGTTACCAATCGAAGATTTGGCCAAGTGTTGTTCAAGTGAAAAAGTAGCTAAAAAATGTCATAAAATTCTTCATTCCAAAAAGGACATACCGCTTGAGTTATTTCTTGCATCATTGAATATTCCAAATCTCGGGATAAGTACGGCAATAGATATAGTGCGTAATGGTTTTGACACCGTAGAAGCAGTAGTGAATATGTCTGTTGATGATTTGCTAAATACTCCTAATATTGGAAAAATAACGGCACAAAATTTATATGAATCTTTTCAAGAACGACGGGAACTGATATTGGATTTGAATTCTGTTTTAAATGTGAAAAGTCCTAAAAAAGGCCGGTTATCTAATATTTCAGTTTGTATAACTGGAGTGACTTCCAAACCACGCCGTGAAATCGAGCAAATGATTCTAGAGGCTGGTGGGATTGTGAAACATTCGGTTGGCAAGGATACCACATATCTGATCACTAATGACTCTGGCACTCAATCTACTAAGATGCAAAAGGCACAAAAATACGGTGTGAAAGTGATATCGGAAAATTATTTTTATGATCTTCTCACTCATTGATTGTAAATTATGTTGTGGAAGAGATTTGTGCAAAAATTAGTAATATCATATTTTCGAATAACAATACTAGTTATTATATATTGAAAGCCATTCCTGAAGGAAATGGAAATGGGGATGCACATATTTCTGTCAAAGGAAATTTTCCAAATATTAATATCAGTTCTGGGCTCAAGGCAAAATTTAGAGGTCATTATGCAGAGCATCCGCGTTTTGGAAAACAATTTAATGCTATCGCCTGTGAAATAGTTCCGGAATCGGGAAAAGATGGAGTAATTTCATATTTGATAGCAAATGTTCGTTCGATAGGCCCACTAACAGCGGAGAAACTTTATAAGTCATTTGGTGATGATTTGTTGAATATTTTGGAAAAAAATCCTGACAAAATAAGAGATTTGAAATATCTGAATAAAAAACAAGCAGAAGCATTGATCGAAGAATGGTCTAAGGCTTCTGAAAACAGGACGCTTGCTATTTTTCTGGCAGATCTTGGCTTGAATTCGAGACAAATACGTTCTGTTTATGACTTATTCGGATTTGAATCTAAAGCCAAAATTTCAGAAAATCCATATTGCCTCACCAGATGTGCCTATATCGGATTTCCAACTGCTGATAAAGTTGCCAGAAAACTCGGTGTTGGTATAGATGATATTCGTCGCGTCAGAGCTGTCATTTTATATGCACTTGAACAATTGTCCACATCTGACGGGCATATGTATGCAATGTCGAATCAAATTCATGATATGATAGATTTGATGTATAGACGCAATGAATTGGAGCCCTTTTCGCATGGTGCATACCTTTCTGATTCCGGTTATTATGCAGCATTAATGGATTTGCAGAAGTCGAATGATATTCAAATTGTCGATGATTGCATTTATTTGTATCATAAATGGGAACAAGAAAGAGCCACAGCAGAATATTTGTTCGAATTTATTAAACAGAAACCAAGGGCACTCGGGGATCTTGAAGCAATATTCAAGGAATTTGAAGATAATGAAAAAATCCGATTATCAGATGAGCAGAAGTCAGCTTTTTTCAAATTAAAAGATTCTCGGATTTGTGTCATATCTGGGTATCCCGGTACTGGCAAGACTCTTTTGACCAAAGCCTTTGTTTATCTCTTTGAAAAGAATAAATTTGATTATGTTTTGATGTCTCCTACAGGTATTGCTGCCAAGAGGACATCTCAACTTTCAAACAGACCAGCTTTCACTATTCATAGAGCTCTTGGCTATGGCAAGGATGGTTCATGGCAATTTGATCAATATAATAAATTCATAGCTGATGCTGTGATTGTCGATGAGGCTTCCATGTTAGGAAGCGCCACATTCTATCATTTTATTCGGGCTTTACATCCGTCTACGATATTGATTATAATGGGGGATGTCGCCCAGCTTCCATCTGTTGAAGCTGGATGTGTATTATATAATTTGATGAATTCCGATATTGTATCTCACACTAAATTGACAAAAATTTATAGACAAGAAGCAACGTCCGATATTGTGGAGATTGCTCATAAAATATTGAATAATGATCATATAAATACTTCGTTCAATAGTAAAAGTGAAGTAGTATTTCTTGAGCATCCAGATGAGAAGGTTATCAATGAAGTTTGTAAATTTGCTTCTTTATTGAAATCAAAGAATGCAAATTTTCAAGTGATTGCGCCAAAATATGATGGATCGTTGGGAATCAATAATTTAAATCAAGAGCTCAGAAAAGTTCTCAATCCGGAAGTGGATACGGAGACTGTGCGAAAATTGAAATTGGGTGATTCTTCTATATATGAAGGCGACAGAGTGATGATCGTGAAAAATGATTATGATCGTTCAGTATTCAATGGTGATGTTGGAAAAGTTGTGAAAATTTCATCCAAAGATGACATTGTTGAAGTCAAGATTTTTGATTGGTTTGATCAAGATTCGAAAATTCCAAAATATGTTGATAAAGTAATATCGTTTTCTCAAGAGGAAGCTAGACAAGTGTTGCGTGTTGCGTATGCTAGTTCTCTTCATAAGTGTCAAGGAATGGAGTTTGATTATGTGATATTACCTATGACGTATCAATATGGTATAATGTTATATCGTCGTCTCATTTATACAGGCTTGACGAGAGCCAGAAAAAAAGTATTTATATTTGGTAATTCGAAAGCGTTTTTGAAAGCCGTAAACAATGATAAAGATGATATGAGAAATTCAAATCTAGCCAAGCTGATATCAGATGTCTACAAAGCTAAAACCAATAATTATAAGATACCTGCACCTAGTTCAAGGCCGTAAAAGGTACCAGACAAGACCTCCGCTTTCGGGAACAATAGGAAGTCAATAGGCGACAGCTCTTATCAGATGTACGAATGGATCGTAGATAACAGTTTTCAGGGTAACTTCCAGATCTTGTGTATGAATTGCAACCTTGCAAAACATCAGGGAATATGCCCTCATCGACATCAAAAATAAAGCCTTTTGTGAAATGGTGCGGAGGCAAGGGGCGCGTAGCCGCCCACATCCTCAGGCGTCTTCCGGACTCCATCGAGACGTATTATGAGCCGATGGTCGGCGGAGGCGCCATCTTCTTTGAGCTCGCGCGCTCAAAGAGATTCAGAAATGCTGTCTTGGCTGACTGCAACCCGGAGCTCATGAACGCCTGGGACGTCGTCAAGAACGACGTCGAATCCTTGATCCGGGAGCTCAGGAAGAAGCGATATCGATACGACCGGGACATGTACCTACGGATCCGATCTGAAAGGCCGGTTGAGAAGGTAAAGATTGCCGCCAGGTTCATTTATTTGAACCGCTGCGGGTTCAACGGGCTTTACCGGGTCAACTCCCAGGGCGAGTTCAATGTCCCGTTTGGGCGCTACGCTGACCCCGTCATTTGTGACTCCTCCAACCTCCGGGAAGTATCGAAGCTTCTTGAAGGCGTGACGCTTCAACTTTCAGACTTTGAGCAGACGGTCCAGCCGGCTGGCCACGGTGACGCCGTATACTTCGATCCTCCGTATTTGCCGGTGTCGGATACGTCAAAGTTCACGTCATTCACCGCGAACGGATTCAGGGACGAAGACCATGAGCGGTTGGCCAAAGTGTTCTTCAGGCTCGGGTCTAAGGCAGTCCGCGTTGTCTTATCGAACTCCGTGGCTCCCAAAGCCCTGCAATTATACGGAGCGTGCGACATGGACGTAATAGTTGGCAGCCGGTCGATTGGAGGCCCGGCCAACTATCGTAAGCCGGCCGGCGAGATCGTCGTCTTCCATGGCCCGAAGTTATGAAAATGTGTCATGCTAAATGCGATTCGGGTGTCTCTCATGATTCGTTTGAATCTTGTGGATTGCGAATAGAAAAACTAAAAGCTCCACGATCTATTCATGGTGAATCAAAGCATAAAACGGCTGCTGATGTCATATTGAGCCATGACCGATATTTCTGAAAAAATAACGGTTTATTCAGAAGAGATCGTAGAAGCGACCCTTCTCGGGATAAAAAACGATAATTTTTATATCCCAATTCCGAAAATTAATGAAATGTTGGAGGAAGTTTCTACTTATGAGATAGCCTTAGTAGAAGATCCTACAATTCCATCATTGGGAACCAGATACCTTCAAAAGGTATTATCTATGTGTAGAAATTATTTAAATAGAACGTTATTTTATTTACAAGCTGTTCAGCGTCATGAGAAATATTTGAAATCAAGAGTTAAGGAATTAGAATTGGATCTGGAATTTAAAAATCAAGAATTACTTGCCGACAATCCAGTAGTCAGACGCCAATCTCATATAGATGATAGAAAAGCTTTAGCCGTAGCCATGCTTGCTAATGAATACAAAATTTTATCCGTTCTGAAGGTTGAGCTTATGGATGCTGAGCAATCGATAAAATTGTTGAAATTGAAATATGATCATTTGAAGGCGACTTCATCTGATATTAGGTTACAAAGAGCAATGATTCGCGATGACAAGTTGTTTGTAGTTGAAGGTGGTTATGTGCAACCACAAGCTAATATGGATGGAACCGTGTCTGGTGATCTCCCGCCTCCCGTCGGTAAACCTATAGATCCCCGTGACTTGCTTGATCCGGAGAAACGTCCGGAAGATTTACCTGAGCCTGTAGATAATATTCATGCTGAACAAATTGCTGCGTTTTTCAATGCCAATTCGATATCTGATTCCCCCGATTCCCCCGATTCCCCCGATTCTCCCGATTCTCCCGATTCTCCCGATTCTCCCGATTCCCACAAATCAGATATTACGAATGTTGACTATTACAGTCTTATAGACTAATGTCGAGTTCAGGTGTAAGATCTTCTCAGCTGTAAAACCGTCAAGTAAACATAACACGATATAGTTCAAACAACAGGAGCACGACGATGGACGATTCGATTTACGAATTTGGTTTAGATGATGCAAAAATTATCAAGTCTCAGGCTATCGATTTATTCAAGTTAAGTAAGTCTGGTGAAAAAGCCAGAATCTCTATAGTTTCTTTCAAGAAGCATTATGATTTGGTAGTGGCCGATAAGACGAGGAAGAAGGGAGCGCCTCTTACTGAAATCGAAAAAGCAGAGATTCTTACCAAAGTTGACGCCAAATTGGCCGAGCTCCTTCATAAGAAGCCAGAAGATCTCACTGAAACTGATCGGCTTGACAGAAAATCTTTGAAATTTTGGTACGCATTCACTCATTATCGCGATGGGATTGGGTCCATCAGATGTTTGAGTAAATTCGAGAACAACAATGTGATCAAATCTGATGTGTGTTGTGATAAATTTGGTGACCCTGATCAGACGGTCGCCGCTATAGTTATGCAATACCCGACTGATGAAAATCAGCAGGTCGATGAAGCGCTTTTCAAACAGCGTAAATATGTCAATTTTAACGTATTGCGTATGTCCAGTAAAAAGTTCAGGCGTATCGAAAGCGCCTATGCTGGCGCCCATGAGGACAATAAGTATGTAGTCGATTTGCGAGTTTCTTTAGAGGGAGACCCAAAATACCAGAAGTTGAGTTTTGAGGTTCAAGCCAGTGCATACTGGGCACGCGATACCATAGATCCTGAAATTCAGAAATGGGTGCTCGAGCATGGTTTGCGTGCTCACAAGCATGTATCCAGTTTTTTGGGATTCCAATTGACGCGTGAAAAGTTACTAGAACGTCTTGCTGGCGCTTCTGGTGAATCAATAGAGGATCGACCCCAAATATCTAATGTTTCTTACAACAGTTTAATTGAGTAACTGACCTCGGCCCGGAGGCTTTCTTCCGGGCCGAAAAGTCTTTACTGGCCATGCTGGCTTTAGGCCTCGATCCTTCTTTGAAATCTTACGGCTTCGTAATTTACGAAGATAAAAATAAGATTGTGGCCAAAGGTCATGAAGGAACCATAAAAACTCATGTACCTGTAACGAGGTATATTCATTTTAGATCACTGGTTAATGAATTATTGAATCGTTGGGATGTTCAAGTTGTGGGAATCGAAAGTCCGGCTTATGGAGTCGGTGCATTTTCTGAGCGCCATTTTGGGCTTATGATGTATAGCTTAGAGGCCATTTTCGATCATAGAAAAGATGTGATTTTGTTTGATCCGAGCACTCTAAAATTTATGATTCGTGCCGGTTTGAATGAAAAAGTTGGAATGGTAACTAAATATGATGTTCAAAAATATGTATCTCTCGATACGATGAATCCAAAATTGATCAATAATGATGAAGCTGATGCTTATTGTATAGCAAAATTTTCTTCTAGATTTTATAAATTAATCAATGGTGATTTGGATCCTAAGCATTTGTCATCTGCTGAAATGCGTGTGTTTCTGAGTAGAACCAAGAAATCAAAGTTAAATAATTTGTTGAAAGTTAAGAAAACGGCCCATTTATTCAGTGAGAATAGTAGATTTTATAGATTTTCTAAAGTTCCACCTGGAAGTGTAGATTTACCTAGCAAAGCCGATATAAACCCGAAACTTCTTACATTTTTAGAAAACCAAAAGTAAGGCTGTGAGCGTGGCTCCGGTTGCGAAAGAAGACAAGCAATGCTTCATCCGAAATTACAAAAATGGCGTAAGACGGTTGACAGTAGATTGAAGATTAATAATAATATAATTATATCGCCCAGTTTTAGAGTCGATTGTATAAATACTGGTAGCACAGTTCTGAATATGCTTATTGGCGGGAATCGTTTGCCGGATGGAAGTTTCGTATGTCCGGGGTGGCCAAAAGGAACAATAATAGAAATCATAGGTCGTGAAAGTTCCGGAAAATCAACGATAGCTTTGACCGCAATGGGTCAAGCTATTCAACATAGCGATGATGGTTGTGGTCTATATGTTGATTTGGAGCACGCGGTAAAAGATAATTATGCTGCAAAACTAGGAGTTGATTTTCGTCCCACGGAATTGGGTGGTAGCGGACGCGCAGTAAGAGTTGCACCTCATACTTTTGAAGAGACTGAATCATTGGTTATGGCGGCGGCTCTGAATGGAATTTCTATGGTTGTCATTGATTCGGTAGCCGGTCTGGTTTCACGAAGAGAAATTATGAGAAACGTTGCTGATGCGAAGCAAAAAGAAAAAATTGCAGACATTCCATTATTGATGTCGAAATTTATGCCAAAATTACAAAGTGTGATAGCTCGTACTAAGACCATTGTCATATTTTTAAATCAAACCAGAGATAAAATTGGAGCGATTGGCCATGCTGAGGAGACACTAAAAAGTACCACTGGTGGTAATGCATTGAAATTTTGGGCAGCATTGAGGTTTTGGCTCAAACCTAGAATGGTATCTAAAGCCAAAATCTTTAATCCGTTATTGAATAAAATTGAGGAAGTTCCGATATCGACTGACATCGAAGTCAAATCAATCAAGAATAAAATCGATGCCAAACAAGGCCATTCTGGTTTGATCACGTTAAGATATGGAGTCGGCATTGATGAATTGAGAACCATGTTAAACGTTGCTATAGCTTATAATATCATTCGAGTCAAAAAGAATTCCAACAAGCAAGATGTGTACATGTTTAATGTTCCAGAACAAAAAATCAATATTGAAGCCATTGGAATCGAAAAATTCAGAATCGCATTGTCTGCCAATCAACAAGCGTTCAAATATTGCATGGACATGTGCACTAATCGAATTATCGAAGGATTCAGAGCAATAGATGATGAACAATTATCAGAATTGGCAGAAAATGCAGTGACAACTAATATTTATGATGAAGATTCTGAAGATAGTTTTGAAAGTGATCAGCCACAAGAAGAAGTTGTCGTAGAGGAAGATGCATCTAGTGTAGATGCTCCAACCATTGATATTGTTTGACAATGCATCCTATCGATGTTACTATCAAAGACTTTCAATCTATCAAGGAATTGAATATTGAAATTAAGGGTTTTTCTGTAATCACCGGTAAATCAAACATTGGAAAGAGCGCTATAATCAGATCGATATACTCTTCTTTAGTAAACGGTCCTGTTGGTGGATTGGTCAATAAAGATTCGACTTTTACATCGGTCACCATGACCAGTAAAGAATGGGGATTCAAATGGGAGAAAGGTGGCGGGATCAATAGATATACGATTGGGTTTGATAAATATGATAAAGTTGGCGCTGGTCAATTTGAATTGATAAGGAATATTGGGTTTGGTTCTGTGCGGCTCGGTGATAGGGAAGTTTATCCGTGGTATGCAAGTCAATTTAAACCATTGTTTTTGCTCGATGAGACTGGACCATCTTTATCGGATTTTATTTCAGATGTGTCGCGTCTCAATGTGTTGCAAGAAGCTATCACTATTAATGTAAGGACAAAAAAGAAATACATTGATCTTTCTAGAATTAAAACCGATGAAATTGAAAACGATAACAAATTATTGTTGTCTCTAATTGGTCTCGATGATTTGATTGAGTTAGAAGTTGATATAGATCATCAAATACAATCGATTCATGAATTAGAAAATAAAATTCTCAACATGGAAAATTATTATCGCGATTTGGAATACAATGCGTCTAAAATACGGAAATTGTCTGATGTTTCTTCTATAAGTATAGAAGCCGATTTGGATCAACAATTTCTTGATTTCAAGAATCTATCATCAATATGGTATTCTCTAGACACTGCCGCTAAATCAGTCATTGCGGTCAAGAATATATCCGTTATCAATATTCCAAATATGTCGAATGCCATTGTTGATGAAATAAATATTTTGAAGGAACTTGACCATTATGATTCGTTGTCGTCATCTATTCAGAAATTGTCTGATAAGATTGATCTACCGAATGTTGTTGATTTTGATCTTGAACATTACAAAGATGTTTGTTCATTGTCAGAAACTATGAATCTTTGCATTAATAATATAAATGAATATGAAAATGAATTGAAATCAATCCATGTGAATCTTCAAAAGATTCAGAATGAATTATCGTCAATTTCTATTTGTCCAACTTGCAAGCAACCGGTTTCTGATAATCATGTTATTCACGAGGTTCAAGTATGATGTATCTTGAACATGCCACAATTTAATCATGGTTCACAATTAGGCATATTTCAATATGATGGGCCTGATGTATTTCTTAAAAGAAAAGAACTTCTAAATAAAGGTGAATTTGTATGTTCCTTATGTGGAAAGAAATCATTTTTAACTTTCATTGGTGTATTGCGCAATCCTTCTTCTAAATGTTCCCGCTGTTCTGAAATTTTGGTTAAATTTGGTTCCAAATTTGGCGATCTCATCTATGAAGGTGATGATATTTGGATTGCACCAAAGAGTGATAAAATTCTTAAATTCAAATGTTTATGCGGTAAACAAAAGAATATTGTTTTTAAAAGTGTTTATAAAGGTTTATCGAAATCTTGTGGTGAATGTTCTGTCATAATGTTAAAACATTCAGATTGTTTTGGTGATCTGACTTATAATGGACCTGATATCAATATTCATTGTGGGTCGCATCAAAAATTACCATTTATCTGTAAATGCGGTAAAAATTGTTTTATACGATCTCGATACGTTTTTTCTAAAGGTCGTCGTAATTGTGGGCGTTGTAGTGAATTTTTTCTTGAAAATGGTGCTGAATATTTTGAATTTATTTATGTTGGTAATTCGATATATATTTCACCGCGTTCTGCGCGTAAACTTTTGTTTAAATGCAAATGTGGTCAAACAAAATTGATTGGAATACAGCATATAACTTCTGGGAGCACTAAATCATGTGGTAAGTGTTTTACTAAGGCAAAATATTGGTATGATAATCATAAAGATCAAATAAAGTTATTGACTCCTCCATTAGACAATAATGAATTTCCATCCGGAGGCCCCGTTTTTATATCGCCCATAGTTAATAGTGTCTCTCCAATTCCCGCTTTTTGCATGATATGCAATAAAGTATACCATCCTAGATTAAGAGACATTAAACGAGGCGTATCATTAACTTGTGGTTGTTCAAATTATAACATTTCAAAATTAAATAAAGATATGTCTAAATTTGTTTCTTCTCTCGGATTCGATATCGAAGAAGAATATGAATTAGATGGAAGAAAATTTAACATCTTCGTGAATCATAAGAAAACATTGATTGAGATGAACGGATTACATTGGCATTCATTTTCCCATTCTAAGAAACTAGACTTAGAAAAATATGAAATTGCACGTAGACACGGCCATTCTCTAATCTCTATATATGAAGATGAATGGTTACGGCAAAACAATATAATCAAAGACATAATTACTTCCAGACTTGGGGTTCATTCTCCAAAAATTCAGCTCAGACCGCAAGAATGTAAAATTGAGAAAATTTCATTTGATTTATCGTGTTCATTCTATAAATCTTTTCATTATATTGGTCCTTGTCGTTCGTCTTTTCATTTTGGTGTATTTTTTAATGATTTGTTGGTAGCTTGCATGTCATTTGGTAAACCTTCCCGTCAGACCTCTTCTTATAATTTTGAACTTACTAGAATGGCTTCTCACTTTGATTATCGTGTTCATGGTATTTGGTCTAAAATTTTAAAGAAATTCACTAATTCATACCGGAATATTTCTATAGTGAGTTTTTCTGACAATCGTTTATTTAGTGGCAATGTTTATAAATCTATTGGATTCAAATATGATAGAGATATTCCACCAGATTATTATTGGGTTAAAGGTACCAGAAGATATCATAAGTCTGGTTTAAGACTGAACGGAAAAATTCCCGGTTTAACTGAAACTAAATTACGTGAAGCAGAAGGTTATAAAAAGATTTGGGATTTAGGAAAAAAGAGATGGATATTAAATGTCTGAAATCAGAATAGTATCATCATCAGACGAGCACCTTTGTGATTATAATCCGGGGTTTAGAAAAGATCTGTATAGATCTGCCATATTGCGTAAATTAGAATTTCAGGGCAATTTTGCAAAGAAGTTTTCAGCAAATTGGTTTTTACGTGGTGGTGATTTTTTCCACGTAAAATCTCCTGGCAAAACTTCTCATCGTACCATTTCTGATGTGTTAAAAATTCATCGTCTTTATCCGTGTCCAATTTACTCATTGATTGGTAATCACGATATGCAATTCAATAATTTGGATACGGTCGATAAACAACCGTTGAATGTTCTTTATGAGTCCGGGACATTCAAGCCATTGGTTGATGAGATCATAGAATCTGGCACAATTCGTGTGAGAATTATCGGCGTGTCATATATACCTGACTTGAACATCGATATTTTGCAAGAGACGATTAGGCGTACTTCTGATGATGTGTATACGATAGCTGTTGTTCATGCCTTGGCTTCTAATGCTCCGATTGATAGATTTCAGTCATTTTATGGTGAGCAAATTTTTGATTATCGAGATTTGATATTTGATGGTTGTCCAGATGTCTATATTTTTGGTCATTATCACAAGGATCAAGGAATACAGAAGCTCAATGGTACTTATTTTGTCAATTTAGGATCGATTTCACGTGGCTCTTTGACATTCGAAAACTTGGAACGTAAGCCCAAAATCAGTTCTTTGATTTTCAATTCTCAAGGAATAAATGTTGAAGAACATATAATTCCTCATGACGATGCGGCTGATGTATTTGATCTTGAAAAGAAGAAGCAACTGGACCAGGAGCGAAAGTCATTAAATGATTTCATAACGCAATTGCAATCAGGAGCTCGTTATGGCAATAAAGATGCAATAAGAAGTAGATTTGAATCATTTGATTGGGATAAATATGGACCGGATCTTCGCCAAGTTGTTTCCGATACCATAGAAGCTGCTGAAGCTGGCATTTTAGTAGATGATTAAACTGTGAAATCATGTCTTTCCATATCTCCACAAAAGAGTCTTTTGACCTTTATCTCAGTTATTCTGGTAAAAGGTCTTATCAAATTTGTCCAAAACAATATCGATATACATATGTGTTGAAACAAAAATCCGAGACGAATCCGAAAGATGTGTTATTTGGTAATACAATTGGGAAAATTTTTGAACGATTTTACAACGATAAGTTATGGTTGCGACCCGATGTTGATTCTTATATGATGTCTTTGATTGAAGACACTATCGATGAATGTGCGTCCAGATATAGTTTTAATCCAAGATCTGATCCAGATTTCAAATCAAAGTTGATTCGAGATTTACAAGAATTTATTCCAGCGACCATTAAAATTATTCGTAATCGAAAGTTATTGGCCCCATTGAGTATTGCTGAAGCAGATTTGACTGTGGTTTATCGTGATAAAGAAAGTGGAATTGTTTTGAAAATTGGTGGCAGATCCGATTTTATCCATTATTTTAATAAAAATAACATTTGGATTTTAGATGGGAAGGGAAGCAAATATAAAGACAAATATGTTGATTCTGACCAATTGATTTGGTATGCCATTCAACATTATTTGAAATATTATGTTGCTCCAAGTCGTTTAGGCTTTATTTTTTATAAATTTCCATCAGACCCAATCAAATGGATAATGATTGATGATCAATCGATAAGAGACAATTTGAAGCGTACGTTTCAAGTTGCATCCAAGATTTTGAATAATATGTTTGATCCGACCCCGTCACCAGAATGTAGGCGTTGTCCGTTTTTGTCAATGTGTGATGACGGAGCAAAATATCTTGCTAATAGGCGTAATAAAGATGGTCCGATTCAATCTAGTATTTTCGAATTGGAGATGGTGACATGAAACAAGACTTAGCCGCAATCTCTCTAGAACAGATAGAGGAAAAATATAAATCTCTTATCAAGAGACGAGATGCTCTTATCCAATCGAAATTCAAAATCGAGGCGGAACTTAGTTCTAGAAAAAGACAATTGAAATCGATTCTCGAGGAGGCAAAGAAAGCTGGGTTTGATCCGGATGATTTACCTGCTGAAATAAAAAAGCATAAAGAAATTCTACTTACCAAAATGAATATCTTAGAAGCTGAGTTAAATGAAGCCGAAAATCGCATCAAACCGATGCTTCAAGAGATTTCAGAAAAATAATGCCGTTATATACATTTGATGCATCACGTTTAAAATATGGATTTGATATTGTCAAATCTGTCAAACCTGATAATTCTGATTTTATCATAAAATTCAACAAAAATCAGATGTTTGTGTCATCTTCTGACAAAATTCGTTTTATTTCATCCTGTATTACGTCATCAGAAATAGAACCATATGATTCATATGATTCATATGAATCATCTTGTTTTTTATTGGCATCAGAAAGATCGGCTTTATTCAATTCTAAATGGGATAAAATCAAAGTTCATGTGAATGAGAAATCATTAGTCATATCTACTGAAGGAGATAATCAATCAAGAAAAGCTTACTTGAAGCATCGGCTTGTGAATAATTACGATTTTGTCAGAATTCCGGATTTGAATTCATGCAATATAAAAGCTTCAGTATTTGACAAAATACTTTATTATGCATCATGTTCAGCTATTGCCAAAGATAAATCTGAAGATGATAGAAAAATAAGTCAGATACATTTTTATCCTGAATCGAAATCATCATTCTCAAATGCTAGATCTCATGCAACCAAGGTAGATTGTGAACAATTATCAAAGCTTGATCTATCGATATCTTCACATGATGTTTCTGTGATCAGGTCTTTATGCTCCAAATTGAAAGATGCTTTTATCGATATCTATTCAAATGACGATCGGATTTTTATTCGGGAACCACAAACAAATACGATTCTTACTTTTCCAAAAACCATGATTGCCAAACCAGAAATATTCCAATTCGATGAGAATCTTTATTCAACTAAATTACTGGTAAATTTGAACGCTATCAAAGATAGCGTTTCCTGGTCCAATCTAGTCCTTGAAGGAAGTCAAAGATTGAGAATATTGTCTGGAGTTGACAATATCAAATTTTTTGATTCATCCGACAATGAATTGGCATCAACTCCTGCACAACTGGTCAAGGGTCAACTGGACGCTGATTTTCCGGCAAAGATATTGTACAATTTGGTGAATTTTATGGATTCTGACAATATCATTGTCATGTATTCTTATAAAGATATGCCATATTTGATGCAATTAAGTCAATCAATCAATGTTGGAGATTGCACCGTGGTAGTTTCACATTATTTGCAATCAATGAAAAGAAAACCACATGAATAATATCACTGAAAGATTGCAGGTTATCAAGAATGGAATAAATAAGCTCAAAGCTTATCGGGAATTTTTGACTACCAGGGTGAAATCTGCTGAAAAATCTGTTGATGATTGTAAATACAACGCTGATTTGCAGCAGAAATCTTCCGAAATTTTCAAGTCTTGGTTGGAAGATTCGATGAAGGAAAATATAGAATCAATTTCTGAATTGGCCACTACTGGTTTGCATCATATTATTTATGACCAATCCTTGAGTTTCAAAATTATCCAAGAAATGAAATATAACAGAGTATTTATACGATTTGCCATAAATCAAAATAATATTGAAGGCGATCCATTATTATCATTTGGTGGTGGTCCAGCTGTCATAATTTCATTGATATTGAGACTTGCTGTCATGACAAGGATGAAAATGGGTAATTTATTGTTGCTTGATGAATCAATGGTTGCGCTAGCCAACCATTATGTGCCACATGCCGCTATATTTATTAGAACATTGGCCGAACAAACTGGAATCAATATCTTGATGGTGACGCATAACAATCAGTTTTTGCAAGAAGCTCATGTTGCTTACGAAGGATATAACGATGGTAATATGAAATTAAAAAAAATCAAAAGTATTTAAATGGCAAATCAACCTAAACTGAACAGGAAACTTCACCGGCAAGACGGCCCGGCAGTTGAACATCTAAACAGAGCCCGTGAGTGGCTTCACCGGCAAGACGGCCCGGCGGTTGAATTTCCGGACGGGACCCGTTACTGGTTTTTGAACGGGAAGCGTCACCGGCAGGATGGCCCGGCGATTGAATGGTCGGACGGGACCCGTGAATGGTATCTGAACGGGAAACTTCACCGGCAGGATGGCCCGGCGGTTGAACTTTCGAACGGGGATCGCGAATGGTGGCTGAACGGGAGAAAATTTCAAAATCAAAGAAACTTTTTGATTCAATTAAAGAAAACCGTTTCAAAGGAACGGTTTCAAGAAATCAAGAATTTGTTAGGAATTCGAGAAGTCATTGAATCATGAAATCGACAATGACGTTAAAAGACGTGAAAACTAAAGAACAAGTCTTGAACAGACTCAAGAAACTGCGAATTCGTTATGCTAGACAGTATATTTCGGAATCCCAGAAAAGAGTTCATGCTAACTGTACATATAATTTAGAAATTACTTCAACTAACCATAAAGATGAATCAAAGTTCGAGTATGACATCATGCCACGAAAGGTTCATATTACGGTGTTGAATAATCCACCAACCCCAATCAGGTTATGTATGTACGGATCGGAGAAAATAGACGAATGGCCCGGATCGCTTTGTGATTCTGATTTGATTTCGGCAAAATGTCCGTATTTCAAACCGAAAATATCATTTAAAGAAGCTGAAAAATCGTATTTGGAATTGTTGAAGGATGACAAATATGTATTTGATCATTATAAGGATATGGCAACTTTGCAATGGGTTCTCAATTATAGAATTTACGAGAGTCATCTTTCAATATTTGATAAAATCAAAATCAAGTTTTTGTCTGTAATAATTTTTTTAAAATCATTAATGAAACCTCGACAGTCTAACCAATCTCTTCCAGAATTACCTGAAGGGCTGTGGGATGATGATTCTGCATGAAATTTTAGATCAAGATTTGCACAGACAAAAAAGTGGTATCGGGGTTCAAGCTTTTCCATTAATGATAGAAATTCCAGCAACTAAAGAATTTGTTCCGTGTGTTATAAGCACAACTCGTGGTAAATTTATTCATTCGTCAAAGTTGACTTCGGATCAAAAAATAAGAGTTGGATTATTTAATTTTGATGAAAATAACGAAGAAGATTTGATCAATGATATGTTTGTCTCCGCATATTCGTTATCTAAATCTAATGAATGGGAAAATATATTTTATAATTCTACAGCCTTAAAGCTTGGATTTGATTATATCAGACATAACAGTGGATTGCGTGATCAACCTCATGTTTGTCTTATTCCAAAAGATTGGTCTAACGCGGATTTATTAAATCGATTCAAATCTCAATTGATTGAGAAAGAAATACGTGGTGAACAAGTTCATATTTACAGAAAGATTTGTAAATTGATTCGATGTAAAATTCCATTTCCTGTTTATTTATCGAAGCCTGATTATGTTGGAATTTATACTCGATTCCTGGGAATCAATTCAGGAATACTTCTCCATAACATTAGAAGAGGTATAGCATTTTGTCCACAATAGTCGATAAATTCACAGATTGGGCAGCCGGGAATCTTGTTCATTCTGATGTTGCTACCAAATATATGGTTGATAGGGGGGTGTCTGAATCGCAATTTGGTAAATTCAAACTTGGTTTTGTGAATGAAGCGTTTGTACCTGATCCCGTTTATGATCAGGGGCATAATAAATTCTGTCTTCAAAAATCATCTGTTGGATTATGGTGTGATACTTGCAGATTTATAAAATGGAGTTCTACATGGGAGAATGGCACCCAATTTGTTGGTAAAAGACTTGTAGATTCGATTGTGTTGCCTCTAATCAGTTATTCCGGTGTTTATGTTGGATTTCAAATTAGATCTTTGCAAGAAAAATTATACGATACTTTTGCCCTCGTGCGGAGGCCCGAGGCTTATTTTTTTGGATCTACAGCTGCATTTGAATCTATATGGGCACAAAAAGTAGTATCATTGGTCGAAGGTCCGTTTGATGCGTTAATTATCGATCGGCTTGTTACTAAAAACGTATTGGGTTTGACTACAAGTTCGATTAACCAACTTCAATTAAAATTCTTGGAAAGATTTGTTAATCAGGTAAATTTGATATTAGATGGTGATCTTGCAGGACATAGTGGATCTAAGAAATTTATTGATCTTAATTCTGGAAAATTTGTAATCAAATTAGTTAAAATAAAACCGAGTGACAAAGATCCGAATCAGCTATGGAGAACTATTGGCGACGATAAATTCATCAAGTATTTTTCTGAACAACTTTCCATGTAATTTTTGGCATGCTCGATTTAAAATATCGTCCGAGAAGATTTTGTGAAGTCTTAGGTAATAAAAATGTTACGAAATTGTTGTTAACCAGAAGTAGAAATAATTCGTTAAGGATAAAATCATATATGTTTGGCGGTATGAGGGGGTGTGGGAAAACATCATACGCAAGGATTATTGCAAAATCTATTTTATGTTCATCTCTTGCAGATGGGGAACCGTGCAATGAGTGTTCTTATTGCAATTCAGTCGAGTTGGATAACTCAATGATTTTTGATGAATTCGATTCTGCGTCAAATGGCACTGTTGATAAGATACGGTCTATAGTCAAATCTCTTGATTACAAGATCAGTGATAATAAGCCCCGTATTCTCATTTTTGACGAAGCTCAAAGGTTGTCAGCATCAGCTCAGGATGCTCTTTTGAAACCCGTTGAAGAGAGAAGATTCGTTTGTATATTTTGTACGACGGAACCAAACAAAATCCGGGGTCCAATCAGATCTAGACTCGAGGAATATCAAATTACTCCGCCATCTTCATTAGAATTAGCCGATAAGTTATTTGAAATTTGTCGATTGGAATCGATAGAAATTGATACCGAAGCGCTAGATATGATCATATCATATTTTCAAAATATACCGAGATCTTGTTTAAATGCTATCGAATCGTTATCTACTCTCGGGAAGATCACTAAATCTGTAGTTGATTCTTATTTTAAAATTGATAAATTTAATGCCATAGTCAATTCATTGACTGATATTGATAAAAATCCTGCTGCAACTATGAATATAATTGATGATTTGTCTTCATCTGAGGGTCCTGTTTGGGTTCGCGATACCATGGTTGATGCCATTGTGGCTGCTTATCGGAAACATTTGAACATAAAATCTGGTTTTATAGTTTCAGCTAATTTTTTTCATATTAGAGGGATGGCGTGGTTAGACACCGCTAGACGGTTGGCGATGCTTGATAAACCGACTTCATCATCAATTATATCTGTGATATTTTCTAATTATAAAATGGATATTCAAAAACCGTCCATAGAAAGTAAAAATTTGCAAAATAAAGTTATTGACGAAAAACATAATCCAGAAATCGTAGCTGATTGTTCGGCAAACCAGCCGGTAAAGGATTTTATTGATGTCGGTGGAATCAGATTTCATAAAAATGGTGAAAAATTGACGTCTCTTGATGATAAAATTACTAACATTGATAAACCATCTATTGATAATTCGATCGTATTTGAATTTGATCCTGATTCTAAGAATTTGCCGTTATCTGAAAAGGAGTTTGCCTCAATATTATTATCAAGATTGAAATCGCGAGTGTTTTAATAAAATCGCGAGAAAGTTATTAGTAATGTGAAATATGCCGGTTGTGTCCAAGCATAAGCAAAAGAAATCAGATAAAATCAAACTTGATTTGAAACAAAAGTTAAACCAAGTCAAACCTGATAGCAATCTAAAATCTGGTACTAAAAATAAACCATCGGTATCAAAACTCAATGGAAAAGCTCCGAGCAAATTCGGATTTCTTCTTAGTTTAAATGGGAAAAAGATTGATAAAATCGATTTATCTATTCCGAAGTGGGTAGTAATCGAATTGACATTTGCTGGAGAACGCGAAAAAGATTTGAATGCACTCAAAGCTTCGGCGCAAAAGTTGTTGAATTGTAAATCAGAAGTGTTTATCCCAGCAATATTTCAAAAAGTGAGAAACGAATCCCATACTATATTTTATTTGGATGGGTATATGTTTATCAAATATGAAGAAGGTGTTAATTATTTGAAATTGCAAGAAACGACATATTTCAAATCAATTTTGCATAAAGTAGTGAGGGATGAGTACGATAAATCAAAGAAAAGAATCATGCTGACTTTATTGGACGATTCTGACTTGAATTCGATGCGATCTGGCATGAAGAAGTTACAGATTGCCAGCTTTCAAGAGAATGATGACGTGAAAATTATTCAGGGTGAATATAAAGGACTTCAAGCCAAGGTTATTTATCTCCATGAAAATGGAGAAACTGTTCAAGTCAAGGTTGATTTGCGATCAAAAAAAATATTATTTGATTTTCCATCTTCATATTTAATGAAGATGGAAAATCAAATGTAAATTAACTGATGGAAAAAACAATATTGATTGATGGTAATAATTTATTGCACAGAGCATATTTTGTATTCGTGAAATCATTTCATGGTTCGGCATTAGTCAATAAATCCGGGTATCCGACAGGTCTCATTTATGGTTCGTTATCCATGCTTTTTTCGTGGATTCAAGAGATACAAAATCCGACTGGTTGTGCTTTTTTCTTGGATGGGATGCCGAAGAGACGGAGATTGATTGATCCGAATTATAAGTTAAAACTCGGATCGGAATTATTATCGAATTGTTCGAAAATCAAACTTTCTGATGGATTTGAAGCTACAAATGAAATTGATGTGGTTATTCATATTTTACAATTATTAGGAATTCCATGTTATTACAGCGCTGAAGAAGAGGCCGATGATTTGATTGCTAGTTATTGTCACCAGAATTCTGAAAATATTCACATCATTATTTCATCGGATAAAGATTTTTACCAGTTAGTTTCTGATCATGTTATTTTGTATAGACCGGGATTGAAAGGTAATAGATTTTATGATATCGAGCGCGTGATCAATGATGAAAAGTATGGGATTCATCCAAATCAAATTCGAATGTTCAAAACTCTGGTCGGGGATCCGTCCGACAATATAGTCGGTGTTCCAAGATTGAGACGCGCAGTGGCTAGAAAATTGTCGTCCGCCATGTCTATTGATGATTTATGTGCCAATCTTTCTATTTGTTCCGTCAAAGAGAAAGAAAATATATTATCTAATGCCGATAAATTGAGGGTCAATTATGAGTTAGTCAGATTGATTGATGATTTACCTATTACATCATATGTTCACCGAGTTAGTTCAAATGTTGATATGGTAATCAAGATAATGAAAGATGACTTGGATATTTCAGATATTTCAGATATCCAGATCAATAATGTTTTCAAGCATATAAACACTTGTGGATTTATAAAAACTGGTATTGTTCAGAAATCGCTCCCAAACATAGATATAGATACAGATGATTTACTAATAAATATTCAAATCTAGATTAAAATCATCGATGGAGCGTGTAGTGATGCCCTCTCATATTCTTGTATCAAATCCGGCAGAACTGGCAAACAAATATAGTAATGAAAATAGTTTAGGATATGAATTAGATTATAATCAAGGACTTTCTGATGAATTAAGTGATTTGATTGATGAAAAACTTGCTGCCCAAGAAGTTACCGAACAACTTGATTTTACCGCTTTAGAGAAATATTTATCTAGAATTCCTGATCGTGAAGCTGATTTGATTAGATTATATCATAAAGATAAGATGAAACAAGAACAAATAGCTAAATTGTTTGGCATAACTCAAGCGGCAGTTTCTTATAGGCTGCATCGTGGTATTAAAAGAATCCAATTTTTACGCACTATTCCTGAATTATGTCGTGAAGTATTTGAGATGGATTTGAAAGAAAAATTCAATGATCAAGATAGAGAAATATTATGGCGTATGTATGAAACTACGTGTCAAAGTGAAATTGCAAAACAAATGAATCTGACACAAGGCAGGGTTCGTCACAGGTTTTTTAGAGCTCTCAACAGAATAAAAGAATTGATAATTGAAGAAGTTAAAGATAAGCAAGAAGAATTGAAACAAGCCAAAGTAAATAATGAGAATACCACAAAACTTGAAAATGAACTCGATGTCGCCGTGAAGGATTCAAAGTATTCGAAATACTGGAAAGTATACCACTCTATTGCAGATAAAAAATTCAACATCCTACACGAAGTCAAATTGCCTCAATTTGTTGATAGAGGCGACGCTCAAATTATTACAATGACCGGATAATATAATGAACTAACAATTTAATATATTGACAAGTATAATTTGATTATGTAAGATGTTGTATGAATTTCTGTAAAAATTGCGGAGATCCAGTTAATGGCACCAGAACATTTTGTTCCTTCAAATGTTTTATGGTTTCAAAACAAAAACCAGATCAACCTTGCGCACGTCCTGGATGTCAAAATATCGCGGCCAAAACTAAAAAGAAAACTATTTATTGCAGTTTAAACTGTTTCAATAAACATAAAATTCAAAAGAAAAATAATTTGATTACGCCAAATGTTACTCCTGGAATCAAATATATTCCTTTGACCCAAGGAAAATGGGCGTTGGTTGATGAAAATGATTTTGAGGAAGTTAGCAAACATAATTGGTGTGCTATTAAAATTAAGACCAAGAAAGGTCCGATTTACTATGCTAAAAGGCCCGATAATGGACAATATATGCATTCTTTCATTCTTGGAATGAATTCTGGTTCCAAACTTGAGTGTATACACGGGCCGGGCGGAACTTTGGATAATACTCGTAACAATCTTAGAATCGGATCTAGAAGAGAAAATCAACGTGATAGAAATTCGTCAGGTTCTACATCTAAATATAAAGGCGTTTCCTGGAATTCGAGAGCCAATAAGTGGGCTGTAAATATAATGGCTGGTAATGAATATTATTTTCTTGGTTATTTTCGAGATGAAAGAGAGGCGGCCTTGGCTTATGATATGCGAGCTCGAGAATTACATGGTGAATTTGCTCGTTTCAATTTTCCCGGGCCAGGGGAAATTTCATGTATCGAGTCTTTTGTGATTAAAGTTTGTTCTCATTGTGGTAAAAATTTTGAAGGTCCCAAAAATCTTCAATATTGTAGTTTATCTTGTGTGTATAGAGCTAATATTATTAAACGTCCATGTCTCGAATGCGGCATTAAAATACAAGGTCATAGGAAATTTTGCAGCCATGATTGTAGAAAAATTTATTCTGACAAATGTGATTTGATTCCGCCGCCACCTGCAATTGAAGGAGCTTCATGGATCAAATTGACGTTAGGGAAATATTGTTTAGTAGATAATGAAGATCTTGCGTTGATCACACATGGTGGTCATAAATGGTTTGCTAAAGAAGGGAACGGCAATTGGTATGCCTGTAGAGGGTCAACTAAAGATGAAGTAAATCTTTACGGCACTTGCATTAGAATGCACAGATTCTTAGAACATCTTACTAAGGGTGATAATCGTGATGTAGGTCATTTGGATGGAAATAGTTTGAATAATCGCAGATCGAATTTGTATTTGACAAATAATTCAAATAGTCATAAAAATGCGGCAGTTCGTGGGTTATCTGGATATAAAGGCGTTATTCAATTGCCGAATGAAACTTTTCGCGCTCACGTGTTTGCTAATGGACAATATAAATATTTAGGTGTATTTCAGACTGCAGAAGAAGCTGCCAGAGCCTATGATGAACAAGCTCGCAAATTGCACGGGTTTAATGGTCGTTACAATTTTCCATTAGCTGGTGAACGTTCGGCAATATGATCAACATGACAATACAAACACTGGAGATGATAAGAAGATCCGGATATATGTCTGATTATGAAGATCCGCGGGATATTTATCGTAAATTGTCTAAATCAGAAATTTTTGACAATCATATTCCACAATCTCCGATCGGACTTAATTATTTGGATAATGTCTTTCCACATAGATATTTGGCCAAATGCGAGAATTTTCCGTCTTTGCATGACGCATTTTATAATGATGACCTGATGAAAAGAACCATTAATTATGTGATTGAAACGGGACGGCATCCGACTAAAGATCTTATTTTGAGGAATTTGAAATTCAACATCAAAATGCCGTCACATTTTTTCCCAGAATCGGCAGCGGCTTTGTGTAAGCATTTTGCACCAAGAGGAATTGTATATGATGTATTTACGGGCTGGGGTGGGCGAGCGCTTGGAGCCATTTGTGCTGGTAGTTCATATCTTGTGAGTACAGATATTCAGGTTGAATCGATTTATTCCGGATGCGCAATGTCGAGAGATTTTAGAGAATTATCGACAACTCGATGTGAATTTATTCATACAAATTTTGTTAATTATATGAATTCGACTGGCAGAAAATTTGATGCAATAATCGCCAGTCCTCCATTTTTAGATACAGAAGATTATGGAGAACATAAGCAGAGAAATATCAGACAATGGGTTTCTGACTTTATGATTCCGATGGTCACAGAATCAACTCGAATTCTTACTAAGCATGGCCATGTGATTATTCATGGTCAAGATAGGCCGAAAGTGCCAATTTTGAGTTTGATTTATACGGCATTTAGCTGTGGTGGCTATAAATTGAGAAGTGATTTGAGATATGGCAGAAAACCGGGCCAATCCATATTGATTTGGAGTAAATCATAATTCAAGAAATCTTGCTGCCGGTGAAGTTTCCCGTTCAACCACCATTCACGGGTCCCGTCCGGATTCAACCGCCGGACCGTCATTGTTGATGACGTTCCCCGTTCAGATGCCACTCACGGGTCCCATCCTCTTTTTCAATCGCCGGGCCATCATCCTCCAGATATAATCAGACTCACATTACACTGAATCTATTATATTTCATTTTGTTAAATGGCGGCTCTAGTAACATCTGGTGGATTCCAATTTTCTGTTTCATCAATTGGCGGAAAATGGTTTTGGACGCTTGACGCCTTGAATCAAGGCAATGGCCAGTTATATCAGATAAGAGATATAATTACTCCTTTCGGAAATTTGCTTGATAAATTTCCAATTCCTGGTGATGTGATACTTGCAATGGCTGAATCCATAAATCAGATGATGGGGCAGCTTGCTCCAACGGTCGCTTTCGTGTCGCCTCCCGTCACTAGTATATCAATTACGGTGACAGAAGGTGATCCGGAGACAGCAGCCGGAACAATTCCTGTTATGAATGCTGGCGCCTTAGGATCATTTATGACAGTAACAGCATCGCCCGATGTTTCTTGGCTAATAGCGTCACCAGCCACTGTTTCTGGTCTTGGAAAGAATGAAATTGCGCAATTCAATGTATCTGTTAATCCGATAAATTTGATTGCTTCAGGATCTCCATTTGTGGGACATATAAATATTCAAGACAATCGGAGTCCCCCTACCATAATTCAAACAACCGTGACCGCTACAGTGTTACCAAAATCCTTGATAGAGGCAACACCGGCATCAATCGTTCTCGAATTTTTTCTGACATCTGGTGTTCCTGGCGCAGCTCAACTTTTGATTATTAAAAATAATGGTCCAGCCGGCTCAGTACTTGATTTCACAGTCGCGAAATTAACTAATAACAGTCCTTGGTTAGGTATAAATCCCACCTTCGGTGGTCCACTTTCTTCGGGATCATCTACGACTATTATATTATCAGTCATATCTTCCGGAGTGCCACAAATACCCGGAAGTTATGTTGAGACTGTCAGGGTGACATCTTTAAACGCATCTAATTCCCCTGTCGATATTGTTGTCACTTTGAAGGTTCAATGAGTATAGATTTATTGTTGACTTTATGATTGAGGAATCATGCCAAAGCCTGATATAACGGATGTGCGTCTTTCATCAAGTGCCATTGATGATTTTTTTAATAAACCACGGGTTGCCAGATCAGATTCAGAGACCAAAATAAGAATTGCTAGCATGTCAGATTTAGCTGGATTTCAATTTATTGCAGATGATAAGCTTGTCAGACTTTCTAAAAAAGATTTTTGGAGAGTGGTCAAAGATGACTCTGGCGGTTGGTTTATTGAACGTCTCATCAATGATGAACCGGTCAATACATAAAATTCGAGTCACCTATGATCGATAAATCAAAACTAATTCCAAATATCGTTGGCGGTCACTTTAAAACTGCCGGCGAAATCAAATTTCTCAAGGATTCCGGCCCACTCCGGCGGGATGTACGTGTTACCGGTTTCAAATGGTCTGCCGAAGCACTTAAAGAATTGGCCAGGGTTTTATGGGCGTCGCAGCGTTCCCATAGTTATTCACTTGCAGCTCTTAGAATGTTTTCGAAAATGTCTTCCGCCGAATTCAGTCCGGATGGGCTGCTCGGAGGTCGCGGATATATCCAAGCAATCAAAGATATCAGGGAGGGATTATCCAAATCTTCTGAAATTTTGTCGGCTATAACGGATACTTTGCATGATGAAATCAATGCTGATCACTGGAAAATTTCCTCTGAGGTTCCCGCAGAATCTGAAGCTCTTGAAGAAGTTGAAACATTGATGCATGATACACAAGATATTCAGGCAAACCCTGAAGGATTTGTTGAAGAGCAATTGGAACAAGAAATTATAGAAAATCCCTCTCATGAAGGTATGAATCCAGAACCGATGAATCCTGTAATTAATAATGAAGAAGAGGAAGAAGAAAAAGAAAGCACACTTGTTCAAGCATCAGACAAACCTCATGGTTTCATCAAGTTAATGCGGCGAATCAATGGTTTCTACCCACATTATAATAATATAATTAGCAAGCATTTGCGAGTTGCTTCCAATTCTGTTGCTAAAATAGCTGATTCATCTATTCCTGTAAGTACGTTGCCAGGGCCGAGGATCACTAGAGTTGGCCCTGGCGATGGTAGTAATCCAAATTCAGGCGGTTATAATCCCCCTGAAGACGATCCGTCTGATGATCCATCATATGATGGATTCAATACAGATGATACAAACGTTTTCGATTATCTATATGAATCTGAATGGTCGGATGGAGCCACAGCTTATGCTTCAAGCCATGTAGCAGAAACATATTCGTGGTTGCCGGGCAGCAAGAACGAAAAAAACCTTGATTATTATAATAGAAATAAATCTTCAGAAGATATAGAATACATGAAAGAGCATAATCAACCAGATGCTCCTGCCGATTATCCAAAGAAATTGGACCGCCCATACGAAAAGACGTAATATGCCGGCTGAATTACCCACAGAGCCGGCCAAGAAGCGCGAAGTTCTTGATTTTGGAATTGGTCCATATGATAGGAATATAGATCAAAAACAAGGGGAGGATGAAGAAGAACAAGATATCAAGAAGACATCAATCCCAAGTCCTCCCGAATCCACGTATAATGATTACGAGACTCCGTACTTGAGTTATGCGAATTCGAAATTACCAACTGATGAAAAAAATCCCCTAGCGAGGTCTGATTATTACGATCCAAAGACCGGGAAAGATATATTTAGACCATCAACAGATGATATATGGCCGTCATCATCTGTTGAAACAGCTAAGAATAAAGACGAGTCAGAATTACCGGGGGTTCTGAAAAATGATTCTACTATGGATAATTATTTGCAATCGCTGGGAAATTGGTGGTCTGGATATATAATAGAGGATCTTGTATCTCCGATGGGCTTTCCAAGTATGGACTTTAATGAAAACGTAGATTATGAGAAGATAAATGATCCCGGCCATGGAGGCCATATGACAGCTTCGATAAATTTCGATCAATTCAGAGTGGCTGCGGAATCATTACGCGGTCGTAGATTGTTGTCTACCAATTTGGAGTTGGTCGGAAAACTGACTTCCGAATTCTTGAAAGAGTTTGGAAAAAAAGATTTGACAAGACGTCATGTGCTCGCTTTTTTGAGTAAGCGAAATCATCCGCAATATTTGGCGAGTGATATAATTCGTTGTTTAGCTCATCGCGAAGATATTTATATCAAAGATGTCATGGACGAATTTCCAATCAAGAAAGAGGCCTCTTTTGAGCCTCGTAATTTGCTCAGTCAAACGAGGGATAAGATAATAGAACTGGAGATTAAACATCTGATCGATTTAGATACGGCTTCTTGTTTACGTAGGATTGCTGCTGATCTTGCTCATCTGATAATCTCTGTCGAGAAGTTTGAGAAAAACTGATGCCCAGAAGAGATATCGATCCGGCAGGATCTCTCGGCGATATTGATTTCATTCTGCACAATCAGGGGGTTGCAGATCTGTCGTGGTTGTCTATTAATGAAGATGATTATCGTTCATTTGAAGCTCTTCCAAAACAAAATCTTGACATAATTCCGGAACTTCAACGAGCTCTCGTACAAGATGATGAAGGTATACCCCATATTATTCCTCTTCGTCCTCATACGATTGTAAATACTAATCCAGCTTATCAATCAACTGGTCAATCTGCTGCGACAACTAGTGTGACACCAATTCGTAATCGTGTGGCCCAGCTTCTGATCAAAGGTTTGCCAATTTCTGAAATCAATGGACGATTACGTCTTGAATTTGATCAGTCGAGTATCAACGCATCTAAATCAGATATAGAAGATCTTGTCAAAGAACAAGGATTGATTGGCAATGTTTATATCAATTCATCACATTTCCCGCGTTGTCATCAGGGAGACGGAAAAGATTTCGTTTCGAAATACGCCAAGAGAGCATTATACGTCATAGCGAATGATAAATGCCCGGGGTGTATTCATAATAAAGATGCTCGTTGTTTGATTTTCCAAAAACGCCTGATTTCGAATATTCCATACGATGAAAAACTTGTTTCTCAATATTCTGAGAGACTTGCTGCAGAAGGTCGTTCGATTCGTTCTTATGGAGATGTGAGAGAAAGGCTTAAAGAAGCATTTTTGAAGCCTATTGTTCCATACCGAGATCCTATTCCAAGAATTATCGAGCAACATAATCACGAATATAAACCGACTGCTGCAGAGATAAATGAATATTTGAATTTAAAGCCGCAAAAATTAGCGAAAAATGATATTTTGTCACCGGCATATATAAAATATGCTATTCGAATGATGACAAATCATGACGATCGTGATGTATTAACTTCCTCTACAGATCCAAAATTGCGAATTCTTGCAAAACAACATGGAATTCTCGGTCATACTTATCTCGATATGGATGCACTCGGCGGGTGCAAGAAGACAGCCCGTTTTATTTTGACTCATAAATCAGCTTATGACTATCTGGTTCGTCGTTCAGCTGTATGCAATGTTTGTAAAAATATTTCTGATGGTTATTGCGCACAATTGTCAAAAAAATACAAGATTGTCAGAAATGAATCTGAAGTCTTAAATAAGACAGCGTTCGGGCTTGCTTTGAAACGAGCTGTCAATCAGAAACGTTTGACGCTTGAAAAAGCAAAATTGGCATTTAATAATGTTTCTGATTCAGCCAATTTTGCTTCATTGATAAAGCAAATCAATTTTTATGAACCCCAGAAAGAAATTCATAAAGGCACCAATCATATAAATGTTCATTATGGGACACCCAACTCGGCTACCACTATTGATATAGATCCGGAACGAGTTCGCCAGACAGTGTCACATTTGATGAATATTGGTCTTTCTGGCAGGGTGTTAAAGAAAGCTTTGTTAAATGTCTATACAGCTGAAGAATTATCAAATATTTTTGGCCGGGAATCGGAAAATTATGAAATTGGAAAAGTGCTCGCAGCAAATGACGGGATACAAGGATTTCATTTCATAGATCCAACCGCCTATAGCGATTATGGGAAAGGTTGCAAACAGGGATCTGAAAAATTCTGGCGCAAAGGTGCTCCGCGTGTATTAGCCGGATCAAAATGCACTGGATGCAACTTGCAAATAGCACCTGGATGGTGTTCAAGGTATGCTAAAGAATTGATTCGTTCCGTACCAGAATCTGAGCGCACCAATGCCCGAGAAAAATCCCTTCCAGTTATCACAAGCTATGAAAATCCAGTAGAAAAATATGAACTATCCCCTGGTATGGAATTTACTGTGCATGATAAGAAATTGAAAGAAATTAATATTAATTTAGTTTCATCTGGAAGGATTCCTGATTGATCAATTATAGTATAGTTGATTGTGAACTCATCGCAAAAATCAATTCAGGATAAGACCAAGAAAAAAAATTCTGGTTCAGGTTCTCCAAATATTGAATCGACTCAATCGACTCAATCGACTGAATCGACTGAATCGACTCAATCGACTCAATCGACTCAATCGACTCAATCGACTCAATCGACTGAATCGATTCAGTCGATTCAATTAAAAGAATCTGGTCAATTTATTCCGGATGATATCAACACCCCCTATGTGATAAAGGGTGCTTTAAATGAGCCTACTGCTGAAATTTTAGATTTAGAACAAATCGACAAAGAAGAACGTAGACGAGAATTATTCGTCCAAAATCAACCGCTCGTCAAAGCACTCGAAAATAAAGTACCAACGACTGAAGTGGTTGATTTGTTACTGATTGAAGTAGCTCGTGAATTAGCATCTCTGAAATGGGAAAAGAAAAAAGCTGCGTTGGAAGGGAAAAGTACGGCCGGTCACATATATTCTTGTATTGTGAGTCTTCAGAAATTGTCTGAAGTTCTTTTCAAACGCAAAGAATTGTCAATAGCAGAAAGGATTGATTTAAAATCTCCCAGATTTCAAAAAATTGTAAATTTGTGGTTAAACTTCGTATATGAATCGATGAAAAAATCTGCAATACCGGATGAGCAGATAGATGTTGTATTCCAACAGATGAAAGCTGATATGTTAGACTGGGAGCGTCTGATTACAGATCCTCAATAAACTCAATGCCAATTGTTGAGCGAAAAGAAACTAGTCAACTTGTTGATTCGATAGATGATTTTTTATCGAAAAAACGACTTCTGACAAATAAAGGAAATGAATACAATCCGGAATTTCTTTCCATAATAGAATTCATCGACAGATTCAAATTATTACCAAATAATTTATTCGCGGCACAAAAAATGATAATAAAGTGTTATTATAATATTCCGCTTGATGATAAAGAAAAATTAATTAATATCAGTGATAAATTTAACACTAAAGTTTTATATCGAATGACAGAGCTCGAGTATCTCAAATATTTATTCGATCAAGGTAGATGTAATATCAAAGAGCAGGATGGTAATGAAAGAAGAGAATTGGTACTTGCCATTGGTAGAAGAAGCGGTAAAACGCTCATTGCAGCCATTATAGCCGCTTATGAACTTTATAAGCTTTTACGGCGTGAATTTCCGCAAGGTTATTATGGTCTCCCGCAAGGCAATGAAATAATAGTTCTTTGTGTTGCAAGTGATAAAGATCAAGCTGCTCTAGTTTATAATGAACTGTCTGGGTTTATAGAACAAATCGATTATTTCAAATCAGCTCGAGCAAATTTTACGCAAACTTATATAAAATTCAGGACAAGTCATGATAATAAAGTTTATAATCACGGAAAGGGAACCATACGAACTACGTTCAAGAGTTCTATCGCAAAGGGTCTTCGTGGTCGTGGTGTGATTTGTGTCATATTAGATGAGCTTGCACATTTCGTAGATGATGGCATTACTTCTGCGGAAAAAGTATATAAGGCCATTGTACCCAGTATTGGAGCTTTTTCACCAAAAGATCCGAAGAATAAACACATTCCAATAGGTCCGAGCGATGGCCGTGTCATATCTATTTCATCTCCAGATACGAGAGAAGGTTTCTTTTATCGATTATATCAAATGTCACTCGAAAATTCTCCCGCTTCTAAAAATATGTTGATGTTTCAGGCTCCAACCTGGGAAATCAATCCGACTATATCCAGTAGCTATTATCAAATTGAATATCATAAAGATCCACGCGTGTTTTTCGTTGAACACGGTGCTGAATTTTCGGACAGAGTAAGAGGTTGGATAGAAAATCCGACGGTTTTATTTGATTGTATTGATCCGAATCTGAGACCAAGACCACGTGGAATTCCTAGAGAGTATCATTTTGTCGGTTTGGATCTCGGGTTAGTTCATGACGGAACTTGCGTAGCAATAACAAGAATTCATAATGGCGCTATAGAATTGATATATCATGAAGTCTGGTATGCCGGAAAAACTTGGAAAGAATGTAATCCGCATCTCGATACTCCAATCATCGACTACGTCAAAACTCTTCAAGATATAGATAGACTTGATATGAATGCTATAGCTGAATGGCTTCAAGCATTATCAAGATCTTTTTTCATTTACAAAGGATTGTTCGATCAGTGGAGCGGGATAGTTTTTGAGCAAGAATTGCATAAACGCGGATTGCATCAATTCGAAATGCGTAATTTTTTTGCGTCGGACGCTTCGCAGATGTACCAAACCTTCAAGATGTTTATGTACAATAAACAATTTCGCATTTATGATTATCCATTACCAGAAAAAGCCGGTAATTCTGATACAGACATGATCAAACATTCACCATTAATCACGGAATTATTGCAATTGCAAGCTACATCGACCGGTAAGAACATAATAACTGTTGCGGCTCCGGATATTCATGGCAAACATGATGACCAATCGGATGCACTCGCTAGAAGTATTTTGTTGGCATCCGAATTTATAAAAAATAATCCGAATTCGTTGTACCAGATGAATAGTGCACAACTTCATCAATCAACAGCTCCGATTTATTGGTCGCGCGATCAATATATGAGAAATCGAGGCCGGAGGCATGATCCGCGTACAAGAGTATCAAGAGTCTTATCGAGAATGAAACGTTATTGAATAATCTGATTGTGGACAAGAAAGTATATGAAAAAACGACGGCTTTTAGGGTCGTTCGTCAATTGATTGATCACTCATGGGGTAATGACACCGAATTAAATTCGAGATTATTGACGGATATATGTAAGGCATTTTATGACGCGGGAGGCTCGTGGGAGAGGCTTGTGGATGGTGACCCGGAATGTTTCAGAATACTTGATGCTGCCATCAAAAATCATTTGGATAAGTAAGGTATAACATGGCTAAGTATGAGAAATCTGATGGTATGTCAGAAATGGTCAAGCTTTCCAAACAATTGCAATCTGAGTTGATGAAAGCTAAATCCCAATTCGATATTATGATGAAATTGGCAATCAGTTTGGATAAATCAATGAAGCAAGTACGCATCAATACGGAAGATTCATATCCGGGTACCAGATTGAGACTTTCATCAATCATAAGGTCTATATCTCAAATTCACGGATTTTTAAATAGAATTCCTGTCAATATTGAGACCTATATTAGAATTGATCAAGAAGAAAATGAACTTCGACGGCAATCCAAGGCCACATTCGAGTAATTATGGCTAAAAAATCTAAAACCGGGGCGAATCAATTCGATAATTCAGGAATGCCGATTATTCATGTCGATAAACAGAAAGTTCCTGATAAGAAGTTGACAAAATTGGAGCGGCAAGCAAGATTGGAAGGTCAATCAATCCGTGTCGCATCGCTCGGTAGTGGAGCGTCATTCAGCGGTAATTATGGGGGTTCTTTCAATTCTGGCATATTGAATGCCGATTTTTCTTTCTATAGTCCGCAGTTATCAACTGATTTTCTTGAGTTACCACAATCGATTCGTGAGAAAAGAGAACTTTTTAAATTCTTCTATAGATGTGCGATTCCAGGTACCAAAATTCTTTTAGCTGATGGAACTACTAAGGTTATTGAAGATATTGTTGTAGGTGATATAATTCCGAATGGTTTTGGAAAACTGACAAGAGTAAAACAAATATTTAAGCAATATATAGAAGATGAAATATACACTATAAAAGTTAGGGGAATTCAAGATTTTATTTCAGTTACCGGAAATCATCCGTTTTTATCATTTCAAAAAGACCAAGTTAATTGTGAATATGGGTCATATTTCGGTGCCTGTAAGTCCGGTAATAATGCATTATGTGAAAGAACAAATTGTCATAAGAAAGATTTTGGCAAACCATCGTTTTTATATGCTGAACAATTGAAAATTGGTGATTTCATATGTTCTCCAAGACTCAAAGAGTCTGTTGATTGTGATTTAAATTATGCTCAATTACGTTTGCTCGGTTATTACGCAGCAGAAGGTAGCATTCGATTCAGATATGGTAAAAACGGCAAAAAGCCTCGTGGAGTTGATTTTTCATTAAATAAAGATGAAGAATTTACTATAGCGGCTGAAATTTGCTCACATTTCCATAATTTATATGGATCAAAAGCTCATATATATCGTAAGGGTTTACGTGAAAATGCTTTGACTGTTGTTTGTTACAATAAACAATTTGCAGAATTTTGTATAAAATACGTTGGGGAGGGAGCTCATAATAAAAAATTACATATAAATTTGATGCACGCATTGCCGGAGCAACAATTGGAATTTATTGGTGCATATTGGAATGGAGGTGGGCGTTTAACAAATAATACTTATATGGCAACATCAGTTAGTGAATCACTTTCCAATCAATTATATCAAATTCTTAAACGGCTTGATTTCACACCACGGCTTCATTGTTATGATTATACATCCAAAAATTATAAAATGAAATCACCAACTTACCATATTTGTTTTCCTGGTAGAAATGAATCTACATTCAAAAAATTTGCAAATTTTTTGAACGGTCACTATACTCAAGGTCATTATTCTCAAACATATATCATTACTTATGATGATTTTATTTTGAGACCAATTGAGAGAATTGAAGTTAATTCATATAAAGGCTATGTTCATAATTTTGAGGTTGAAGGCGAAGATGATGAAAAGAGTTATGTGGCCAATGACTTATCAACTCATAATACTAACCCGATTGTTCGGGCTGCAATTGATTTTCATACAACAATTCCAATGAGCAAAGTGCGTCTTACTTTGCCAAAGGGCAAAGATCTTAAACGCAATCATCAGATTCTGGATTTTTTCCAAAAAATGTGTGATCGAATCAAGTTGTTCAAAGCTCTTCATGATATGACGCATGAATATTTTCTTGTAGGTGAATGTATTAGCTTTGCCGAAGATCAAGAGGTGGAAATTCCTAAAGAAATTTTAGTTGATATGCATAAGGAGGAAATCGAAACTCTCGATTACGCTGGTAGACCGCAAAAGAAGATACAAATTTTAGAGGAGCCTAAACCACCCAGTGAACAAATCAAGGCGATGAAAGATTATGTTGCCAAACATTATGAAGGTTTTCAACGAATCACAATTTTACCTCCTGAGCAAGTGAGATTGGAAACGTTTCAGTATACCAATAAAGTCAAAATGGAATTGATTCCATCCGATAAAGATCGGACCGTTTTACTTAAGGCAAAACAAGGTGATCCGGACGCACAAAGCATTGCCGATGATATACCACAGGAAATTGTAGAACATTTAGAGAGTGGACAACCGATTCCGCTCAACACCAGTCCTTATGATAATTTTTTGTGTTCTTCTTTCTGCTATCATTTAGCGAATAAATCGGCTTATGACGATCGCGGAACGGCATTATTGGAAAGCTGCCATTTGCCGGGAACAGAAGTAACAGCTCGTAGAGATGGGCAAATCCTTCAAATCCCGATTGAAAATCTGGTGCCTGAAACTGATGAAGTATTGGGCGGTTCAGGACAGTGGAGAAAATTTCAGACAGGTTCTCGACCTTATGCCGGGACAATAATAGGAATCAATGTTGATAAATTATCTGGAACTGTTTGGTCAACACCAGATCACAAAATGCAGGTATTACGTGATGATAATCTAATCAATGTTGAAGCTAAAGATGTGAAATCCGGAGATTTTCTCAAAATTGCATCCGTTATTGATACTGATAAATTCGAAAAATTTGATTTGTCACAATTTTTCAATGAACAAGATTGGGTTTTTGTATGTCGCAGAACTAAAACTTCTTTGCCTGTTAAAATCCGGCCGGAGGAATCTGGCGATAACTTAGTTCTGCATTATGTGTTTATCGATAAGAATTCCCAACGTGAATCTCGTAAACAGAAATTGAAGCAAATTTGTGATTGGATACGAAATCTCGAGGCCCCTGTAGAAATTTCTGCTTCGGCTTTTATGTCAAAATTTGATTTATCGGGCCAATCAGTATATCGAGCTATAATTCGAGATTTGGATGATTTAGGGTATGCTACTCCTTACATAAAGTCACAAAATTTGAAATATAAACCGGTTGTCAGGTTATTTAGACCGGCCAGTTTGAATCCTGATGTTTTGTATGAAATTCATGAACAAAGATCCTGCCCTAAATGGTTAAATCTCGATGGAGATCTTGGTTATTTGGTTGGTTACTATTTAGGAGATGGGTGGACCGAATCCAGTAAACCGTCTGCCACCAAGTATGGCCCGAGCGGTATTTGCTGGGACCAAGATTATGAAACAAGTAATCAATCTATACAATATATTATTGAAATAGCCAAACAACTTGATTTGAATTTCACAAATCATGATTACAAATTGGGGTGGCTGCATTTTCATGATGATTGGTTTAGTCGTTGGATTGGTAAGAATTTTGGATACAATAAAAATAATAAACACCTTCCAGATTGGATTGATAAAGCGCCCGCATCTTTCAGATTTGGAATTTTGAGAGGTCTCATAGATTCTGATGGATGGTATTCATCAAATAAATACGACATGCATTCGGTAAGTATTAGTATGACCACCAAAGATTTGGTGGAGCAGTTATTTATCATGGCAATCGGATTACAATTATCTCCCAATTTTTCACGGCGCGTTAAAGAAAAGCCTGTTCTTCAAGCAAATGGATCTTATTGTCAAAATCCCAAACCTTTATATATTTTGAATTTTTCTATCAAGGATAACATCCTACAAATACAAGAGTCCGGATTTAGTTCAAAGCTCAATATAGATACCGCCGGTATTTCTTCATCTTTTTCTGGTTCAGGGATGAAATCCAGGAAGTATTTGGGCAACATATATTATCAAGTTAAAGATATTATTGCAGATAGTTACGCCGGAGCCGTCCACAGCCTCGACGTCGATTTAGACCATACTTTCTATGCCAACAAAATAATGGTTTCAAATTGTCTTCGGACTTTGATTTATCAGGACAAGCTGCGACAGTCACAGACTATGATAGCTTCTCGGGCAATGACCCCGAAACGAGTAGTCTGGGCTGATAAAATTTCCGAAATCGATGTATTGAATCTCAGAGATCAGATTGATCAGGCATTGATTGATCCAGATTTCTCAATTGTGGCAAACTATGAAATTCATTGGGATGAAATCGGTTCACGCGACAGGCTTCTCGATTTGAGTTCGGAGTATGAAATAACCAATAAGTTGTTATTTGTCGGAATGCGGGTCACTGAATCAATGCTCACTGGCGAATCGACTTATGCTGGAGAACGTATTCATTTAGATGTGATGAATACTATGTATTTGCTTTATCGTGAAATGATTTGTGAGTATGTCGAAAAATATTTATTTGCTCCAGTTGCTGAAAAGAAACAATTTTATGAAATAGATGAATGGGGCAATAAGGTTTTCCTATATCCGAAATTACAATTCACAAGGTTAGCTTTACGCGACAACAACGAGTTATTCGAAATTTTATTCAACCTATATCAGAAAGGTAGTCTACCGATCAAATTTATTTTGGAGTTACTCAACATTGATTCCGATGATACGCTTGCTCAGCTCAAAAAGGATATGTTGACCCCAAATGATCCGGTATTTAACGAACTCATCAAGGGAGTGCTTGATAATGCTGCGTCCAGTTTGGTAGAGGATACTAATCTGAAAGAGCGTCTTGCAAAGGAACTCGGTCTTGAATTAAAACCGAAGAAAGAAGGAGATAGATTTGAATGATGGTTTCAATACTACATTAAAGTTGTATGATAGATTGCTGATACAATCTGAATATAAAAAATGTTGTTGATTGCTGACAGCTCTTTATCTGATTATGAAAAAGAGGAAAGAGAAGTACGCAGGCTGTTGCGTAAGCCCAAGAAGAATGCTCCGAGATATGATATTAGGCGTAATCGTATGAAGGTTGAAGACGAAGATATTCAAAACCCCGCAACAGTAAAGGCTGATGAAGATTTATCTTTGAATTTCAAGGTTATAGGTGGCTCTGATTTGTCACATATAATAACAAAGATAGCTCAGGATCCCCCCGAATCCGAGAAGAAGAAAAACCCGTCTATTGAAGAGAAGCATGATTGGGCACAGGCTGAGATTGACAAGAAATTGAAAATCGTTCATGCGATGATCAAGAAGGTTTCGGAGCCTCTTGCCCAACAATTTATCGAATATACTACTAAAAAATATTTGGAACCATTCAAAGCATCAGTTACTGATGACGGATCGAATCTCATAAAGTATCTAGACGATGCAAAATCTACGCTGAATGCTTCCGCGAAGCAAATCAAAGCTTCTTTAGCCACTGATGATATTGCGGATGTTATCAAAGATAATTGGCCAGACCCGACTGATCTCGAGCCATGGTGGTTCAAGGCCCCAATAATTGCAGCAATTAAATCAGTACTTAATGAACTCAAAATTCCTGATATTATCAAGGCTATGTTCAAGAAGTACCAAGGATACAATGATAAGCAATTGGTGGATGAACTGATAAAAAAAGAGCAATTTAATGACTTGACAACCAATGATTTGAAATCTGGCAGTATCACCGAAGCGGATGCGGTCAAATTCACAAAGTTATCGGCAGCTTTCACTGAGATATCGAAAAATATAGATGCCTCCACCGACGAAATAATTAAATCCATGTCTGATACCAGTGATAGATTTATGTATGCTCTCAATTATATAGCTGAAGTCAATGAATTTATGAAATCATGGAATGAAACTATGAAGAATGCTGTCCAATTGTTCAAGAAATATGAACGATTGGAGGAAGATATAGAGGATGATGAAGAGGAAGATCTACTCGCAAAGAGATCAAAAGAACTCGATAAGATCGAGGGAATGATAAATGAATCATCCGCATCATTAGACGAACTTTCAAAGAGAAGATCGGATGTCGATTTCGAAACATATATCGATGGATTCCGTGAATATATGCAATCAAAATATGGCCAAGCACCCCGTGAAGTAACCAAGATGCTAGATAATCTCAGAATGGCTTCTGCTTCTAATAAACCCAGCAATATAGGAGTCGTGTCGGCCAAAATAGCATCATATTTCGGTGTGGTCGATCAGGGCCACACATCAGGCCCGACAAATACTGAATATTTATCATTCGATAAACGTTATTTTGGCAAGAAGCATTATGACTCGATACTTAAACACGCCAATCACTATTTAAATAGTGATTGGATCAAATATGGTTGGGATTTGCCAGATGAATCGAATGATTCGAAATTTCGGGCCGCTCTCGATTTAGCTATTCATATGGCTGATAATAATCTATATCAGAGCAAAATCGATGCTGCTACATATGATATGTTACTAAATAGATTGGCGAATTGGAGTCATGACAGTTTTTCTGAGACTGTGTATGCTCGGAAACCGGGTAATAAAAGGAGTGTTAAGATGAGTGCTGCCGATGTCAAGTCAATAGTTCGCGTAGCCAATGAGCTCAAAGATTCCAACCCTCGAGCATCATTGGATTTAATGAGAAGTGTTGCTTCGTTATTGACGAAGCAAGCGCTCGTCGAGGAATCATGTATGACTCATGATAAGCCCCTATCATCTCCGCCTTCGGCGGCATCAGCTGATGGTGCAACCGCCGCTGAAGGTGAAGAGATGTCTATGAAGGATTTGGAGAAATCCAAGAAGGAATTAAAGGAT